GTAAATGATTTTACTCTATATAACGATTTTTATTTAGATAAAGAATTAGGACCTACGTCAGTAAGAGACAGACAATTACCAATAGATTCTTCTATAAAAGATCAAGAAACAATATTACAAGCTTTAGGAAAAAAGTCTTATGTTCAGTCATTTAGTTTTAACACAAGTATCGATCAAGCTACTTTAAACGCAATGACTACTCAAGCTGTTCTTTCCGGAACAGATGCTGCTGAAAGCTTACATAGAGGAGTCTCAGCGTACAATAAAGGCATAACAGATAGATTCGGAGAAGATAAACCGCTAGAAACAATAAGTGGACAAACTTCAGATGCACCAGCACAAAAGAAATCTGTTGAAGAACAGTATGATCAATTATTCAGCAAAAAATCCTATATAAGGGATACGGTTGAAAAAATAAAATACGCAGCCTCTGATGACCAACAGATTAAAATATCAGAGAAACTACATAGCGAAGAGAAACACACCGGCTTCGCAATACCCGGCAATATCAGTTTAGTAATGAAAGGAATTGGAGGAGTAAAAATGCTTCAATTTTTTAAATTACCATATGATAATTTACCTGATTCATATAAAGACGCAGAAGTAGTTTTTATGGTAACAAATATAAGCCACTCTATAGACGGAGGATCATGGATAACTAGCTTAGAAGCACAAGTACAGATAATATAATGTTTTTACCAAAATCAAAATATAAAGGACCATTTACAGCAACAGGAGGAGATGAAGAACTTTTGGTCAAGTCTACTCTAAAGCCGTATAGAGGGGAATATATAATTACGTACAAGAATCAATACTTCAACGGTGCAACACCTCAAGAGGCTAAGTATGAGTTAATTCTTAAAAAAGTTCATTTAGAAAAAGAAGAGAATAAAAATAAACATATAGGACCGTTACAAGCATTTATTGAACCTAAAGAAGCAGATTATAAGAATAAATTTTTTACTCGACATTTTGCTAAAGATTTAAGGTCTGAAAGGATTATGGAAATCACTTCAGAAGAAGTTAACAGACTTAAAAAAATACCAGGAAGTATTACAGTATCTTTAGAATGGTACTTAGAAGGTCCCTCAGAAAATACAGAATATAGAGGGTATATGTACCTTGGTGCTAAACATAGAAATGCTAAATCAGTAGCAGCAGCTACCAATACTATTAAAGGTTTAGATAAGTATATCAAAGATTTAGGTAAATTCGTTAAGTAAAAGTTGTCTCTTACCTTTTAAATGCTTATATTTAAGTATAATTAAAGGTTATACACAAGTGTTTTATATAGTAGAAGAAGAGAGTAAATTACAGTCAATAGAGAATCTAGTTAGATTAGGTTGCTACGTAAATGTAGTATCAACTAATGACTTATACCATCCAAAGCTTACTTCATCAATAGCAGTCTACATAAGATTACTGAAATCCGATTACGGATACATCATTCCTATAGATCACCCAGAAGGATTAAACGTAGATAAAGAACGGGTCTACCAACTTCTTCTGAAAGCAAACACACTGTATACATTAAATAAGAAAGAGCTGCTCTATCACTTTAATCTACAGGAAGCTATAGATATTTCATTGCTTTATGCTATGACAAAATACGATAAGTTAGAGTACACTAAAGAGAATAGCTCACTAAACTACTTTTATAATAAATTTCAGAAACATAAAGAGGTAAATAAGTTAATTCCTATTTCTAAGCTTTACGAAGCTAATGAAAATATATATAAGCAAATTAAACCAGTATTGAATATTGCAATACCTAATGGCTTTGATTTTTATAATAAAACTGCTACTAATGTTTTCTATTTACTAGAGCACGGAGGTTTAGGAGTATATTATGATGAGTTTAATAAAATATTTACCCCTAGAAACCCACTATACAACACAGATAATAACACAGTACTAACTTCATACAATTTATACAATGCTACTTCTAGACCTACTAATGCTTTTAATTCTGTTAATTTTGCTGCTATACCTAAGACTCCCGAGCATAGAAAGACCTTTCGACCGACCGGTGATTACTTTGTTGAGTTTGATTTTGACGGTTATCATTTGCGCTTACTTTGTGAGCAAATTGGGTATAAACTTACCGAAGCATCAGCTCATAAGCAACTAGCTACCCAATACTTTAATAAAGAACATATAACAGAAGAAGAATATGACCAAGCTAAACAAATTAACTTTCACGCAATTTATGGAAAGATACCAGAAAAGTATGCTTTCCTTGAAATCTTTACAAGAATTGATGATTATATCAAAGAGTTATGGAAACGATACAAAGATGACGGAGAAGTCCTGGCACCAATTAGTGGAAAGCCTTTCACAAGCTCGCTCAAGGGAATGAACCCACAGAAGTTAATGAATTATGTTATGCAATCATTAGAAACTTCTAGAAATATTAATATACTTAAAGCAGTCTTTAAATACCTACAGGGTAAAAAATCTAAAGCTGTACTTTATACATACGATTCAATTCTTTTCGACTTTTCTAAGGAAGACGGAAAGGACCTATTAAACGACTTAGAACAAATACTATCTGAAAACGGGAAATACCCAGTAAAATTCAAGTTCTCAAAGAATCTGGTTTTATGATACTAACTTATATTTATATAAAATGACAAATGTTACAGAGGAGCGTCAATTCGACTACGATATTGACGAAATTAGTTTAAACGAAGATATGAGCAACAAATTATTTTGTACTTTTTCTACAGAAGGAGAATTAGAGAGCACATTAAAAGAAATACAGGAAAGGTATAAAATCATCTATAACAAGATCTTTGTCCTATATTCAAAAAGCCAGGATGAGTACATATGTACCTATAACGTCGACTACGGCAATGTGTCTACATTTCTAGAGAATACAATACTAGTACATAGAAAGAAAGAATCAAACACACTTTACACAATCAATGCACTGAATACTCTAGTTAAGGAGTTAAATGACGGAGTATTAGATAAAAGTTTTAGAGTTAACTGGACGGATTACAGAAATTGCATACTGTTAACCAAAGGTCCAGAATTAAAAAGAGTAAATACCAAACTTTTTCGTATAATAGAGTTGGAGAACTAAAAATAAGTTCTTATATTGGTATATATAGAGTTATAAATTTAATAAATTAGTTATATGGACATCAATGCAATCAAGGCTAAACTATCTGCCTTAAACAACAACGGTCAGGAAAGAGAAAAAACTGACTATTCAAAAATCTTTTGGAAACCTGAACAAGGTAAACAGACTGTACGTATTGTACCGTCTCATTTCGATCCTACTTTTCCATTTAAGGAATTAAAATTCCACTATGGTATTGGTAAGTATCCAATGGTAGCTTTATCTAACTTCGGTAAACAAGATCCAATTGAAGAGTTCGTAAAAGAACTTAGAAAAACAAATGATAAAGACAATTGGTCATTATCTGGTAAAATTAACCCTAAGACTAGAGTATTCGCTCCTGTAATTGTAAGAGGAGAAGAAGACAAAGGAGTTAGACTATGGGGCTTCGGAGTTACTATCTATAAAGCGTTACTTGCTTTAGCCGAAGATGAAGACGTAGGAGATTTTACAGACGTTATTAACGGATGGGATATGGTAGTTGAACAACAACCTGGAAATCCTTACCCTACTACTTCAGTAAGAATTAAACCTAAACAAACACCGTTATCTAATGATAATGTACAAGTAGATACGTGGTTGAAAGAACAACCTAATCCGGTCGAAGTACATACTCAGTATGATTACGACTTTATTAAGAAACAACTACAAAACTACTTAAACCCAGGTTCAGTAGAGGAGAATGCTCCAGCTGCAGGATCTGAAACACCGCCAGAAAGCTCTAGTCCTCAAAAGACTGACTTTACTTTAGAAACAGCTACTGCTGGCAATAAAGATACAGTTAGTAAATTTGACGACCTATTTAACGAGTAATATTTATGGCAAAGAAAAAAGCAGTACAAGAAGCCGCATCTGCGGCAGTCAAGAAAGGGTTTAACTTAGGAAACTTTAAGAAAAAGAAAGGATTCTCAAATGCTTCTGTTAAATTCAAGGAACAGGGATGGATTCCACTGTCGAAAGCGTTCCAAGACATAACATCTCTACCCGGTATTCCAACCGGACATATAACTCTACTAAGAGGACACAGTGATACGGGCAAAACAACTGCCCTATTAGAAGCTGCAGTTAATGCCCAGAAAAAGGGCATACTGCCTGTGTTTATTATATCAGAGATGAAATGGTCATGGGATCACGCTAAAGAGATGGGATTACAGATTGAAGAAATCAAAGACGCTAATGGTACAGTAGTAGATTATGAAGGTCACTTTTTATATGCTGACAGAGGTTCATTAAATACTATTGAAGAAGTAGCAGTTTATATGGCTGACCTAATGGACGAACAAGCGAAAGGTAACCTACCTTATGATATGTGCTTCTTCTGGGATTCTATCGGCTCTATACCTTGTGATTTATCAGTTCGTTCTAATAAGAATAATAACGAATGGAATGCAGGGGCTATGTCTACTCAATTTGGTAATAATCTTAATCAAAAGATACTATTATCTAGAAAAGAGAACTCACCTTATACTAACACGTTAGTTGCTATTAATAAGGTATGGACTATGAAACCAGAACACCCTATGGGTCAACCTAAATTACAGAATAAAGGAGGAATGTCAATGTGGTATGATGCTACATTAGTTGTTACTTTTGGTAATATTACTAACCCGGGTACTTCTAAGATTAAAGCTGTAAAGAACGGACTTCAAGTAGAATTCGCTAAAAGAACTAATATTCAGATAGAGAAGAACCATATTGGAGGAGTGCAGTCTAGAGGTAGAGTTGTAATGACATCGCATGGATTTATCGAAGACGATAAAAAAGCTATTGATAAGTATAGAGATGCTCATAAAGAACACTGGTTAAAACTAGTCGGTTCCGTAGACTTTGACCTGATCGAGGAAGGAGATTTAGAAGAAACACCAATCTCTCCTAACTTACTCGATTAATGGCATACGAAAATATACTCAACAATTTAAAAGAGACCCCACCCCGAGCGTTGAATGACCATATCCTGGTCATAGATGCTATGAATATGCTTATTCGTAGTTTCTCATTGCTCAAAGCGATGAACCCATCAGGTCACCATGTAGGTGGCTTGGTAGGGTTTCTTCGTTCTTTAGGCTACGTAACTAGGATATTCGATCCTACTAGAGTTATGATAGTATGGGACGGTAAAGGAGGTTCAGCTAATAGAAAAAATATAGATCCTAATTATAAAGCTCAGAGGGCAACATCTAGAATTACTCACTGGGGACTTTACGATAGTAAGGCTGAAGAAATGGAAGCTTTAATAGGGCAACTTTATAGGACTCAAGATTATCTAGAATGCTTACCAGTACAGCAATTGCAGATGGAGAAGTTAGAAGCGGATGATATTATAGCATACATTGCAAAGAGAGCATCTATGAGTGATGTTAAGAAATGTACTATTATTTCTTCTGATAAAGACTTCTTACAACTAGTAGACGATACAATCGAAGTGTATGCACCGGTTAAAAAGAAAACCTTTACAGAGAGTAATATATTCGATGAACTTAAGGTATTACCAGAGAATTACAACGTAGTTAAAGCATTACTAGGAGACAATTCAGATAATTTAGCAGGAGTTAAAGGATTAGGTATAAAAACTATTATATCTGAATTTCCAGACCTGGTAAATAAGCCCGGAACTACTTTGGAGTACGTATATAATGTATGCGCTGCTAAATTAGAAGAGAAAAAGTTTAAAAAGATATTTCCTAAAATCATTACTGAGTGGGATAGAGTCGAAACAAACTATAAACTAATGGATCTAAATGTATCTGACTTAGACGAGAAAGAAAAATCATTCGTAGTAGATACTATTAAGAGCCCTGTACCTGACTTGCAGACTGGAGCATTTCTTAGACTATTAGAAAAGGATAAAATTGAAGGTATTACTAAAAATACAGAAGGTTGGTTAGAGAATTTTAGAGGGTTAACAGTTAGGTCATGAAGAAAGCAATAATAGTCAGCGGATATTTCAATCCCTTACATAAAGGACACTTAGAGTTATTTGATAAAGCTAAAGAAGCTGGTGACGCTTTAATAGTTATCGTTAATAATGATAAACAGAGGGAAATAAAAGGTTCATCGTTTTTTATGGATGAAGCAGAAAGAGTACAGATCATAAGAGCTCTTACAGTAGTAGATATGGCTTGGATTTCAGTGGACGAAGACAGTACTCAAAACGATACCTTAAAACTTATGTTCAGCAAGTTTCACGAAACGTATAAACTAGCATTTGCAAACGGAGGAGATCAAAATAATAGTACTATTCCAGAAAGAAAAATCTGTGAACA